GACGGTGCGCTCACCGCCCTGGTTGGACAGTGGCAGGACTGATGCCTGCGCTTCTTGACACTCTAGTACTTGGCTAGATAATTTCTTGATCTTACTTTCAATTAATTTTTTCTGCTTCTTCGCAACGTCCAAAGCTTCTACAAGTTCTGCATATTTCATTTCGTTTCTCCTCTCCACAAAAATCAATCTACTCTCATGGAAAAAACATTGCAACTAATATTATATGTTTCTTTTTTGTCCTTTCGTTTGCATAAATAGTCTATCTTTTATATAGTCCCGAGGTACTTTTTGAAGGATGATCTAGATGAAGGGATTACGAGAGGCAATAGAGGTTGAGTGGGACATGATGAACGATGAGGTAGATGCATGTGATTGGTGCGGGGAACGGTGCTGTAACTGCACTGAGGAGGATGAAGATGAGTAACGTAAAGACCGTAGATGATTTTGTCATCGAGAAGAATGTACCAAGAGTTAAAAGCTTTAGGTCACGGCCCGGTAGGTGGCAGAAGATCTTGAAGGCCATGGAGATTGAGGATAGCTTTCTCATCAATGAGACAGACGATGACAACATGAAGCAGATGAACGCTATCAGAGCAGCAGCTAACAGCCTAGGGTTCAAGGTAAAAGGGATTAAAGAGAGTGAATACAGTAGAAGGGTCTACCGGACTGCGTGACATGCGTCTTTTCCAGACGGAGTTTGACGGGAAAGATTTAACGGGTGAGCAAAAGTCTGATTGGCTGCACGACTGTTGGGAGAATGGCTTACACATCATCCCCTGTGGTGCTCCATCTGAGATTGTTCCAGCCTACTTTCGTAAGCGCCATCCGTTTGATGATGAGCTTGCGCTTAAATCTAAATGGGCTAAGACCCCAAGGGTTAGCTGGGCAGCGTATCAGAAGATACAACCCAGTGATGAGGAGATCCAGCGATGGCATCAGGAATATCCTAACGCCAACTGGGCTGCGATAACCGGCATTACCTTTGTGGTCATCGATGCTGACTCAGATGAGGCAGTCGAGTGGATATCTGGTGGTGGTATCACACAAAGCCCTTTAGTGCAACGTACTCCTAGGGGTGGCGCTCATTACTTTTATGGTGTAGGGCAGCACACAGTGAGGACCGGAGCCGGGGCCAACAAGATCGATACCCGTGGCGTGGGCGGCTATGTGATGATCGCACCATCAGCCGGGTACACCATGCACTGTAATCAATCGGTTGGCCTGACATCGATGGATGAGCTCCCCTGGTTGACCGAGGAAGACATCACATCTATCTCCTTGTTCAACAGTGACGGCGAGATCGAGCCCACCCTGCGTGACAAGCTCAACGATGATGCCGTTGCGGAAGGTGGTCGCAACGATAAGCTTGCCAGACTTGTAGGCAAGTGGATCAAGGAAGGCTGGGGCATGAGGGAGATACAGATCAAGGCTCAAGATTGGGCTCAGACCTGTGAACCCCCGATGAACATCGTCGAGACAGCTACCACGGTGATGTCTATCTGCCAAGGACACATCAAGCGTAACCCGAATGACATCAACGCTGGTGTCAATGAATGGAAGACCAGCGAGTGGCAGACCCAGATCAGTGAGGATCTCAAGGAGATACAGGATCAGGAAGACCCAGTGCTGGTTGCCGAGGAGCCCAGTGAGCGTGGACCTCTCGGTCTAGTACCCTTCAGCCATAAGGAATGGCAAGAAGAAACACAAACAGATAGCGTCGAACAGTACTGGGGTGATGCCTTTGTATTTAAGAACAGTAGAATTCTGCTGCTGGGTAAACCAAAGATCGGTAAGTCTAATTTCCTAGGCGCGTTCGCGGCGGGAGCAACGACAGGCACAGATTTTATGGGTGTGCCATTCGTTAAACCTCTCAAGGTGATCTGGTTTCAAGCAGAGATCATCAAAGAATTCCTGAAGGATAGGATCGAGACATACTTCAGAAGGTTCGGTGATGATGAAGACATGGTACGCATGGGGTACGACAACCTCATCGTGTCAGGCCGGTTAAGAAAGAACTTAATGACTGACCAAGACATCCAAGCATTTCACGAAGAGATACAGTTTCACAAGCCTGACCTCATCATGATTGATCCCATCATTAACTTCTTTGATGGCGAGGAGAACAGCAACACAGAGATCCGTAAGCTGCTTGATCGGGTGGATAAGCTTGCAGAGATGAACAACTGCGCGGTCATGTTGGCTCACCACACAGGGAAAGAGAGGGCGGATGATAAGACCTTCATGTCAGCCCGTGGTGGGTCCGTGTTCGCAGGATGGTTCGACAGTGGTATCAAGCTGGCCGGGGAGAAACCTAATGTATCTTTTTATTATGAGGCGCGTAACGCAAAAGATCCTGATGAGCACCTCGCCTTCTTTGACTTTGATCTAGGTGTCTGGACTGTCAGTGACCTCGGCAAGAGGCAAACGAAAGTTGTATCTCCAGAGGATGAGGTGGAGATAGCAGGCATCGTGTTGAAGGGAATGAAAGTAGATACCTACTATAAACGTGCTGAGTTGGAGCTAATTGCCAAGGCTCAGTTGCGTAGACACAACAAGGCTAATGGTCAGAAGGCATGTATGAAAGCAGTTAGCTATGTGCAAGGAAACCTAGGTCATAAGGTGCTGACCTTCAGCATCCCAGGCCAAGCGATGTGGCACTACCTCGCGGAATCAACCGCACAAAAACCATGGGAGATAGAATGATGACTGTTGAATACGGTGGGCAGTTGGTAAGAGAGGCAAAAGAATTGGCCGAAAAGGAGCAGGTTGATTTGGATATAGCTTTGAAGGCAGTTGTTGGCGCTAAACATGCCATAGGTCTATATCAAATAAAAGATGAGGTGATAGTCCTTAAAGATGTATTGAATAAGATGGACTTATTCTATTAATCATTTAACAAAGGAGAAAAGCACGATGAGTATTTTTACACAGTTTAAAAATTGGGCGGCAGGAATGTATCAAACATTTTGGCGTAACAGGCAGGGGTTTGACAGGATGCTGACTGAACTCAAAGAGTTTAGAGAAGATCAAGCAGACCTTGAAGTAGATAAGGACGAGCAGCCACGGGATTCCAGGGGTAGGTTCCTGCCCAAGACAGATGATGTCGAGCGGTATCACGGCAAGACCGACAACAGAATAGAGAGGCCGTAGGATGAAGCTGACTAACAAGAAGAACATCAAGCAGGAGTACATCTTCAAAGCGAAGGTGGTCCGGGTCATCGATGGTGACACGATTGATATCGACATCCCGATGGGGTTCGGCATCACAAAGACTAAGCAGCGGTGCCGGTCACATGGCATCGATACACCTGAGTCGCGGATCAATACACGGCGACAGCCTGAGCGGATCAGGGAGAAAGAGATGGGCCTTGAGGGTAAGGCGAGGATGAAGGTGCTCTGTGGTAAGGAGGTGTACATAGAGAGCCTGGATGGGGGTAAGCTGGACAAGTACGGGCGATTGTTAATCAACCTGTATACCCTGGATGGCATCAACATCTCAGCAACACTGATCAACGAAGGTCTGGCAATTAAGTATGATGGCGGGAGAAAGAAACATGTCTGGGTATGATGCAGTGAATCCAAGTCATTACAAGGAGGGCGATGTCGAGTGTATCGATGCGATCAAAGCAAGCATGAGCGCGGAGGCATTCAAAGGATACCTGAAAGGTAACAACATCAAGTACCTGTGGCGATACGAGAGCAAGCAAACAACTAATCAGCTTGAAGATCTCAAGAAGGCCCAATGGTATCTTGATGAGTTGAAGAAGGTTGTATCAAAGGAACGAAACCAATGAGTGAAATGGATGTGGACTACGACTTCGATGCCCAGCGTGAGGAAAGTATCAGGCTGCTTGAAGCAACAGAGAGTATAGCTAATTCGCTTGAGCGTATTGTAGAGCTAATAGAACAAGGAATAATGAACGATGGGTAAGTTGGTTAAGATAGTAAGAACGTGTCCTAAGTGTAAGACAACAGACCCTGAAGCGTTCAGCGGTAGGGCTAAGAGTTATCAAGCGCCGTGCCTGATCTGTGCAAGGAACAGTGACCTGGATGCTAAGAAGGCAGTGATCGAGAAGCAGTCAATGTTTGCGGAATACATGAGGCCGTGTAAGCCTTGGTTCTTCAAGCATGTGCCTGTGATTGAGCCTCACAACCCATGAGAGGGTGGGATAATGTCAAGAGCCGGCTTTTGATTTAAAAAGATGCCTTGAGAGGGATGAAAAAAGGAATTAAAACATC